GACGGCACCTGCGAGGTGAGAAAGATGGCGTCGCCGTTGGTCGCGTCGACTTCTACCCGCCGCTGGGCTGGGCTGCCTCCAGAGACAACATTGACAACAGGGTTGCCGTAAAGCGTCCGCGTGAAGCCGTTGCCCTCCGGCGTCTGCGCGAAGTTGTAGCTCATGGTCCAAACTGGATCAGGCATAAGTTCCTTTCAATTCCCTCACGAATCTCTCCCAATGGGCTGGACCCATGTTCTGGTTGCTGCGTCGATCGATGCCGTGACTTTGAGGATGTAGGCCACACCGTTAATGATGCGATTGGTGCCCTCGTTGTAACGGTACATGCCCGTCGAGCCGATCTCAGTCATGGCGGTCGAAGCCACGAGATCGGTTCCATCCGCGGCTTTAATCACTTGGATTGTCGGGCTCGTGATGCCTGTAAAATGCGGCTGCGCGTTTCGGAACCAAGTGACCACATAACGGTCAGTCGTTCCGCCGTTATCGTCGAAGAGCCACGCCTTGGCCTGATAGGTCGGGGCTAGATCGTCAGCCAGTTGCGTCTCAACGGCTGTGGCAATGTCGGTATCCAGGGACAAGTCACCGACCTGCGTTAGCGAATCCGCGTTGCCGGCGTTGAATGGATCGTGAGCAACCAGTTCGATGTAGCATCCGATAATCACCATGTCAGTTGCCACGCCGTGCACCATGACACCTGAGACGCCCGCCGCACACGCGGCATCTGGGAGATCCACCCGAATGTATCCGTTCCCGATCTGCTCAACCCCTCCATCGGTATGAGCCGTTGTCAGAGCTGCCAGTGCTGCCTCTGTGATGTCCACATTGGCTGCGCCTTCACGCCGATACTTCAGGTCCAGCCCTGTAGTCGCGTGGTCGACTCCTGTTTCTGGAGTCCCATCTGTAGAATCAATCACTCGCAACACGACTGAAACGTCTGTCGCCCCTGCCTTGATTCTTCTAGTAAACATTTAGCCCTCGTTATGAGCCATCATCGGACGCATGGCACTTGCTCCGCTTGCCATGATTGCAGCAGCGGTTTGACCTGCCCCGCCGTTGTATAGGAAGTCCTCATCAGCATCACTCCATTCAGCCTTCTGAAGAATCACCTGATCTAATTCGCCGTTCAGAAGTGTGCCAGCCGAAAAATCTGCTAAAGAAAAAAGAGCGCCAGCAGCCAGTATTGCGGCAGGACCAGCAACAGTCGTGCGTGTTCCAGCATTTACGTTGACCCAGAGTTGTGGCACTGAAGGCTTAAAGCCACCAGTGACGAAGTACCATGTTCCGGTTGAGGCCACGCCGCTCGCATGAATAACACCGTAAGTAGTGGTGTCACCAGAGTCGCGCACGTTGACGACCCAGCCGTATCCGTGAGCGTAGGCAAGGAGGTATTCAACAACCGGGGTTTGCCACTTGCCTAAGATGCCGCAGGTTTGCAGAGTTGTCAGCTTCACCCAGGCACCAAATGAACCCGCACCTGATAATTGCAGTGAAGCGTTACTAGCCCTGCTTAGGGTTTGACCAGACGCTGAGGCGAAGGCCATACTGCCGCCAACCACGCCAGTTCCTTGGGTCACGCCATTGTTATTAGTCAGGTCATTGGCAGACGCGACGACAGAATCTAGCCCAAGATTGCCAGAGTCCTCACCTTCCCAAATTGAAACTAATCCTGTCAGGTCCATTAAAGTACCGGGGACGAAAGGGCCTGGTTTTCAAAGATGCACTCAGCCTTGGTATTGTCTTCCAGTGCGATCAACTCATGTATCCAGTCTTTCTTTACTAGAATCTCTGCTGGTGCTCGGAACGTGCCATCAATTAGAAGGACGTTGAAGTCGTAAGCACGCAGACGGATTGAGCCAGAAATGAGTTTCGTGATGTGGTCATCGACGTGTTTATGCAAAAAAACGTGGTCGCCTTCTTGTTCCAAGTCTACGATCTCCCTTGTAAACCGCTCGTCCTGACAAGTGGTGTAGTTCATGTCGATAGGTCCGCTCCAATGTCGGTTCCATCTGTCGCGGCGTTGTTATAGGCGCTGCCCGCTCCCAGCCGAAGGTCGGCATTACCGGCTAGTGTTACAAAGCCAACGTCGTCCAATGTCTCAGGAAAGTAGTTATCTGCTGGATAGTTCCCAGATGTAACTCCGCCTGGGTTCAGAGGATCGAGCACAATCACATTCTTTCTGAAGTCTGCGCCAGGGAAGTAGCGGGCTAAAGTGGCATTACCAACGCCAGAATCGTCTCCAAGAAATCCATAGGTGTTATGAACGACAATGTTATTCGTAAAGACAAATCGCTGCTGTGGAACACCTGCGGCCCCTGCGATTGACCCAGTGTGTATTGCTGTATTGTGGTCAATCTTCAAGTCTCTAAATCCGTTGGCAATGACGACAAAGAGAGGCCCCGTTATGTCGTAGAAGAGATTCCTTTGGATCAACACTCTGCGCGTGGTGGCACTGGCTCGACCATCGCTGTCGTGGGCTGACAGGCGCATGGCCTCTGGCATGTTGAACACGCGATTATAGGTGAAGGTCACATCATCCGTATTGGCCCAAGGATTACCCCCACTCTGGTTCAAGAGCGTGAAGAGGATACCGTTGCCACTCTGCCCCTGTGCCCAGCAGTTCTCGAATGTGTTTTCAGTGATAAGGACTCGCTTGGCGTGCTTGAGTTCGAGAAGGTTCTTGACGGCCCACAGTGTGCCAAGGTAGCTGGGGTCATCCGACTTCCAGGTGAGCGGCTTGAAGAAGTAGTTCCCGCGAATCTCGATATCGGAAGGAGTGAGGTTGGCAATTTGAGTATCTGCCCCGCCGAAGAGGATATTCTCCCCGGCGCCTTCCAGATAGTTGTTGACGACCTTGTAGGGACCGTATCCGCTCCAACAACCAATGCACTGAGTATCAGCTCCCACTTCCTTCCAGTCCGAGAGGTAGGAGTCGATGACGGCTTGATAGCTGCCAGCAAATAGCACTCCGCGCCTTCCTCCGTTGGTTGCATCGCCCCTGATACCGCAACGGTCTAAAATGATGTGGTGAGGAAAGTCGCTGCCCGTTGTCTCGTTTCCATCCCCCATACGAACCAAGCCGCTAGTCGTGGCTGTGGAGCTGGACTTAATGTCGCAGTTGATGAAGCGGTAATAGCTTGCGCTTGCGGCTGCCTGAATTGCCGCCGTGTTGTTGGAGGTCGTGATCTTGGGAAAGCCTGTCAGGTTGCCCGTGGTCACGCGGGTTCCCTCGGTTGTGAGGGCCGCAGAGGACCGAATGTAGATGTAGTCGGTTCCGGCCCCCTTGTCAGGCAGGCTGAAGTTGCCCGTGTAGGTTGATCCTGCATTGAGCGTGATGATGTCGCCACGACTGGCGTTGTCGAGCGCCGTTTGGAAGTTCCCGCCGTCGCCGACAACAATGGTCGACCCGCCGGGAGCTGCGTAGGCGGTGTCGATCAGTGCCGGAAGCCGCGGGGTCACTTGTAAAATCATGGGCGGCACAATAAAGCTCGATGTGTAGTGGCGTTTGAGGACTGCTCTACGCTTTTTGTTCTTCGTCAGACACCTCGCAAGGCACCAGATCAACGGGATAGAACCAGCGATGGCCTTCCTGGAATCTGCCGGCCATCTCGATTCGCGCTCCCTCGTCGAAAACGTAGAAAATCGATTGAACGTTCTGTCCGTGGATCGTTTGCTGCCATCCGAAGAGGTAGCAGACAATGGGAGATCCGCCGACAGACTGCTCAATGCGGCGTCTGAAGATTAAGCGCTGTCCAGGTTCTAAGTGGAGTTGAAGGATTCTGCTGGCGTCTTCCGCAATCAGCGCGAAGGATGCCAAGCGATTGCGGTCAATCTGCTCGGAGCTGACTTCGCCGGAATCATTGTATTGACCCAGCGTCGTTCCGTCTGTGTAGGTTGCGATCCATTGCATAACCTAGTTTTGTCGTTCCTGCAGATCGATGTTGCTAGGTCTCATCAAATTTCCATGTGATTGATTCCTGTGGAGTTGCGCCTGGCCCGGCAGTTGTTCCAACCTCCAACTGATAGACAATAAAGTCTCCAAAGTCTCCCGTTGAAGGGTTGCTGATGCTGCCTGTGACCGACTTCGGGCTGCCGCTCGTGAACGTGAACATATCGTCCCCAGGCGACGGCGTGAAGCCGGGATAGTTTGCCACCAGCAATTGCGTTCCCGTTGTCCCCGGTGTCCCGGTTGCCTGCGTATAGCCCGTCGCAGAAGGAACGGAACCCACCTTGGCCGTAACGCCGGTTCCAAAGCCGTTGGCTCCGTCGGTATACCACTTGATGTTGTTGATGGTTCCCGCCGGTGTTACGTCTGCACTGAGCCGAGTCGTCACCCAATAGCTGTAATTCGTGCCAGCCGCCGGGATCTGAATCGGGTTCGTGGTGCCTGCCGTTGAATGCGCGTCCTCTGCATTCGCCCGCGTGTTGATCGATGTGATATCCGTCTTGGTCGGGCCTGCCCCTGTCCAGCGACGGATCGTGACTGTTGCCGCCATTCTCTTTCACCTCCTCCTTTGTGTGGAATTACTCAAACAGAGACTTCCTGGTGCTCTGCGCTGCCGCTAAGTCTTCGTCGTCCGTCAACCCGCGCACCTGCTCCTGCCTGAGATCCTGTTGCCGTTCGAGAATCGGCTCCAAGTCAGGCTTGCCATTCTTCCGCGGTTTCAGGCTCGCGGTCGGGTCCAGCGTGTAGAGCTCTTTCAGCGCATTCATCGTGAGGCTGCCCAGACCATCGCTGCGCTGTTCAAGATCCAACTCGGCGCGGATTTCGTCGATCGTCATCACGTCCGATTCCGCATAAAGCTTGTACGTCTGCGCCTCGCTGAGATCGTCTGCCGGATCGATGTTCATCCAGAAGAATTCCAGCTTCAGAACATCCGGTTCATTCAACAGCATGGCCAGCTTCGGCATCACGCGCTGATTGATCTTGGCCTGAATCTGACGCGCCAGGGTCTTGGGCCCATCCCGCAGGCTGGCAATGCGCTGAACTTCAGCCGTCGTGCGGTTCACGTCGCGCTCGATGCTGAAATCCATCGGCTTCAGATCGAAGGCGAAGCTGATGGTACGCACCAACATTTCCTGGTAGGCCAGCATCAGCGATGTATCGCCGCCTGGCTTCATGTCCACGGCGTTGACTTTATCGTGCCAACCTAGAAAGCCAGGAGTAGCGCGGCCCTTGATGTCGTTCTCCCACCAGCTACGGATTAGGGTAAGCTGCGCCTCGTCGGGCTGCCCCTCGAAAAACAGCAGCATCGGCGGGTAGGCTTCAGACGCTACCTTCCGCTGATAGCTCGTAATGCCGAGCCATCCTTCCATCACGTCGATGACGGTTTCGAGGGGTGACAAGCCGAACGGCGTCCAGCTCCGCTTGCGGACCGACACATACTCAATTTCGTTGTCGAGAAA